ACGCTCAACAGCCGCCTTCCGGTACTCTCGGGGGGCAGCTTCGTTCCTTGCTATATCCCTCAGAACGTGATCGGGAAGGCCAACTAGATGGCGATTGTGGTCGTCGAAAGGATCGACTTTAGACATACTACCTCTTGATAAACAAAGTGCAGGTTACTGATTCAGAAAGTTTTGGGCAGACTTGCCCGGAAAGAAACTAGGGAAAGGTTCCACCGAAGAGGTCGTCTCGGGCGTCCAGTCTCCTTCATTTGTTTCCAGCCTGAACAGTTTCGTCTCTTTCTCGGGGCTAACGAAAGAAGAGATTTAACTCTTTCTTAGTAGTAACCTGCCTAGGTCCATTTTCTGGACAAAAACTAGTAGGGGATTTGAGCATCTAGGAGAGGCTTCCCTGCTGTATAGATCGAAACGGGGGTGGGAGAAAGGAGGAATAAAGCCCACCCCCGGTAAACGGGCCAAAATCTGTGCCCGTTTTATCTCTTTCACATGGTTTCACTTATACCATACGAAAAAATCATAAGATTTGTTCATGATTCTAGATTTATTTTATCGTACTCTTGAAAACTTATGTTTTGGGTTATCCTTGGGTCCCCGGATAAACTCGTGGAAGTATTTTCCGGGACTATCCGCCTTTTCCCACTCTGCTATAGTCTGGGGTTCGACTTGGTGGTATGCTACCGTCGCTCCGTTTAGAACAACAGAGCATCGTTTCGTACTAGGGTCGTAGGTAGCTTCATGTACCTGACTACTCTTTTTAAGCCTAACGGGTTGGTCAGCCATTACTTACCCTTTACTTTTTTCAGTTTCGGATTCTTCGACTTAGCTGATGGGTTAGCTTTTCGGGTAGCGTTTGCTAGAATTGCTCCGGCAGACTCCTTGCTGTACCCAGACTTCTGGATTTTTGATTGGATCGCTTTGAAACCGGGATGTTTTGCTGCCATGTTTACCTCCGTCCATTTTCTGGATTCCTACTTCTTAGTTTTCTTGGCCTTCTTTGGCTTTGGCTTGGTTTTCTTTCCATAGTAAGTAGCGGACAGATTCGGCAGCGACGAAGATGTTGTTACGGATACAGTAGACGGCATCGGGTTCCTCTCTTTTATAAGCTACTTTCAATTTTTCCACCTTGGATAGTTTCCAATCAAATAGAATAGGATGGCTGTACCTACCAAAACTATCAAGTACGCAAACGGGTCATTTGGGAAGTTGGGCATCTCGTATCCTCCATAGTTTTTCTTGCTCTTCGTAAGCAGAGGGACAAGCATCACAAGTAGTACCATCTGGTAGGATTCCGTACCCTCCATTACAGCAGTTGTTCCCACATTTTCCACAGATAATTATATCGGTCTGGCAATGTTCACAGAAGGATACTTTGTGATTGTAATGGGCCATCTAGTTCCCCCACTTCGGAGACCATACGCTTAAACTTCCTTGGTCAAGAGCGCGTTCAGACGCTGTGTCTAAAAGATGGGTTAGGAGGCTACTTCCGTCTTCTCCTTCTCGGTTAATCTCTCGACAAACGTCTTTTGCCCATCCTACTGGGGCTATGATCTTGTACTCTTGCACGAATTTATTCTGGTCGTAATCGAAAACCCAAAACGGATCTCTACCTTCAAATTCGGAGGCTTCGGCTAGGGTAGAAATACCAATTCGAACTACCAGTTCTCCGTCTTTTACTTCGCAGGTGAGCGGTGTGTTAGTCGGCATTGGTCTCCTTAGAAAGGTAATTCAGATACTCTAGCATATCTTTCCACCTATTTTGCAGAATAGCAGCATAGGATTTTCGGAGGTCTAGTAGCTCCTCTGGCACGGGGTCTGGGTAAACATACTGTTCCCAGTCCTCCGCCGTCCACGTACTAACTTCTGGATCAGGACCGAACATTGGGGGTCTCCTTTAGTTGGGCGTCCATCCAGTCTGCGATCTTTCGGTGTTCTTCGGCAGTACCATCGTTCTTGATGCGGTTCGCTCGGTACGATATAACAGCGATATTTCCCGGTACGTACCCGAGTTCCGGGCGAATTTTGTCCAGGCTTGGGGATGTATCCAACGACCCATTAATGCGTCCTTTTTCTAGTTTAATACCTAGAATTGGACATATTTCCGGGACAATGAAGCCGGATTCTGTAATCGTAAAGGGAACCCCTGTCTTCTTGGACCTTTTCTTTGCGTTGAAGAAACTGTTTCGATTCGGTCTTCGTGGGCTATCCTTGTCTTCCACCGCCCACTGCGTGTTGTACTCTTTTTTACATGTCTTACAGAGAGGTTGATAACCGTCTTTAGACGCTTTTCGTTTACTAAAGTCATCAATCGATTTAGTCTCTCCGCACTTTGAACAAATCTTGGTTTCCATGTTTCTCCTCATCTGACCATGAGGTTTCGGGGCGGCGGGTCAGCGCCGCCCCTTACCTATGAATTCGAACCCAATAATTGCATTATACCACAGTTTCTTGGTTATGCAACAAGAAAATCGAATTTATTTTTCAGAGTTCCTTACGAGTTGGAAGTCTCTGATTGTATGCGTCTTAGAGTCATTGTGCTGCCAGGACGGAGCGTGTTCGTATAGCGAACATTGTAACTTACCCATCCGCCAATTTGGTGAGCTGGATCAGATACAGAGCCCTGATCTGGTGCACTTTGAATAAACAATTTATAGTTTTTGCTACCGTCCTCGGGGTTCTTGCCAAGGAATACCGAGAAGATAGCGTCATCACCAAAGATCAATTTTGTTACTCGCCCTAACGGGCGGGGCCGATTGTTTCCATCGACCTCTGTACGTCGCCGCACAGTTCGGACTATACCATCATCCTTTTCAGGAGCAGCCCCTCTAGTCTCTACACCTTCCCCTTTCGGGGCTTGGCTCGGTATTGACTCCTAAGAGTTATCCACCGAATTTGGGCTGTGTTCGAAAGCAGTCACCCGCTTAAGCTACGTCTTGTTCATAGGTGTTGTAATAAGTGTTACCACTTATAGTTACTGTCGGCGCAGTCGATGTCTGCTTGAACTTCACGCCAGCAAACGAAATAACATCCTCGTTCTTCGGCAGTTCAAACAGCATAGCCCTCATCTCGTCCGAACGCTTTACAATGTCGGTAAGACCGTTGTAACTCGTATCGTTCAGGATGTCGCGAACAACATTAGGTAATTGTGTTTAGGATTAACGCGGGAAGTAGGTAGGGTGGGCAATCTCGAACCGGAATCTTTCCAAACTATCGGATTTCTCCGCTTCCAGATTTTCCACTTCTAGCTTCGCCTTCTTTTCCGCCCACGTTAGATCAGTCACCTGATCTTCACTCTCGGCTTCGCAACCGAGTTCGGACTCTATCATCTGTCCATTATCTGGACAGTCGAGCGTATTAGTCTCTACGGATTCTCCCTTTTGGTTCAGGATGCGCATACGGTGATACATCTCGTTACGCTTTTCTGGGTTCCTTTCGTTACCGATTGTCATCCGAATATAGTCAAGCGCGATTTTTGCTTGTTCCGGTTTGATAATCATGTACGGGAGAATTCCCAGCAGTAACTTCTCTACGTTGGATCTACCTTTAGGTCTCCACTCGTAAGCGGCTTTGTGTTTGCCGTTTCCTTGTGTTTTCTGGTAGTAAACCCCGCCAAAGTTTGCGATTAGCCATTTCATCAATCTAAGATCGGTGTTGGTAACCTGCACCCGCATACTAAACTGATTATACGGGTTAGTGTTGGCTTTGACTTTGTGAACTCGCGTATATTTCTCGCCGTCACTCAGTCTACGGTAGATGGAGATACAACCCTCACCATCAATTAAAGCGGCCATATACGACCATTTAGTCTTATCTTCCTGATACATCTCGTATCCTTTCGACTATTTCGAATTGTTAAGGAGTCTTTCCTCGGGATTGTCTACTAGAGAGGTTCCCCGATTTAGCTCAAATTTTATATCCACCCTATATACGGCTTACGCCGCTTGGTGATAGTTTTGATAATGGATAATGCCACCAAATTTGTTGTCCACGAGAGGCCGAGCATTTACGCTAACCAAGGACTGTACAGCAGAGCGAAGGTTATTCGCAGTGAGGTAAGATCCATTGGCCAACTGGATGTTAACTTGGTTATCAACCGCAACAGCAGAATCAGCGGTTAGCTGAACCAGCGTGTTGAGAGTCAAAGCCAAGCGGTAGTTAAGTTCATTCGCGAGACTCTGTAGCAAACCAGGGTCATCGATTGCGACATCAAGCGCCAAGTCCGAACTATTGATAAAGTCAGCGTACTGACCAATCGTAGCCACGATCTTAGTGCTGGATTCGCTGATTGGAGATCCTACGGTACCTTCCCCCGCCTGGTTAAGGTTTGCGGCAAGCAGAGCGTAGGTGTAGAATTGGATTTGGTTTCCCTGACGTAGGGGCAGGGGCTTTTGTTTCGTCCGTTTTGTTTAGGGGGCATAGATTACTTTGTTAACGTAATCTGGCACTACTTGCGTCACCACAAGCTCACTCTCGTAGTCACCTACGAGTCCAGACTCTATCTTCCGGCCATCTTCCGGTCGGTCTGACATATTAGTCGTTTGGCGTTTTCCCATGCCGTGCCCATTAAGTGTTTGTATTCTTTCCCGCATCTCAAGTCTCTGGTTGACAGCATTTGCACCATTCAGCCGAAGATACTCTAAAGATATTTTAGCTTGTTCTCTCTTTATTATCATGTAGGGGAGAACACCGAGAATAAGAAGTTCTTTGTTCTTAGCTCCTTTTGGGTGCCAAGAATATCCCACTTTATGGGTAGGTTTTTTGGAAGGATGATGTACGTAATAAACGCCTCCGAAATGTTGAACCAGCCATTTCATAACAGAAAGATCGTTATTGTACAGGCTGATAATCAAATTCATGTGGAAGTATACTTCGCTTCCTTCGGCAGTTTTAGGTGCTGGATTTCTCTTCTTCCAGGTACCCGTAATCGTAAAACAACCTTCTCCATCGAGCAATCCTGCTAAATACGCCCAATTTTCTTTTCGTGTTTCGTTCATGGAAATCTTCGCTCCGTCTTGTCTGTTTTTAACTTCTAGATAAGTATACCATATTCTCTGGAACTTGTCTACAGGGATTAACGGATTTAGTCAGATTGGTTCTCAGCACAAGAAAACATCCAATGCTGAGGAAGGGCGTTTGCGCCTTCCGTAAAAACTACGCCCTTCTTCATAACTCCGTCCTAGCCCAAAGGCGGATACAGGTTAGGAATCGCTTCACGTTCATAGTGAATTGCTACTAAGTTCGGAAGCGCCCCGGAAGTTACGATTGATGCTGGTGAAAAACTCATGGTTATTCCTTTGTTTGTTTAGTTGGAGCGCCGACTTTTCAAACGATCCCGGCGAATAGCTTGCCACAATGCTTGGTGCTGTTCGTCGGTCATGTTATCAAAGTCCTCGGCTGAGGGCGCTTTCGGAGTGTCGGGAGCACTGACGGGTGTTACGTCAGCAGTCCTGAGTCCTGTAGCCGCTCTCGGGCGCACCACCGTATTCACAATCCGTGAGTCGGGGCGCGGCGCAGGTGCCGGTTCGTGTTGCTGAACCGCTACCGGCGGAGGGGTTTCTGCTTTTGGCAGAGCTTGTTTGGGTGCTTTAGGAGCCTGAATCAACAAACCATCCGTGCTCAGGTCTTCGAAAGCCTCCTCAAGAGTTTCGGCTGTGTAGTTTCCGGTGGAGACTAGTTCCGCAAAAATAGGATCAACGTCTTCCCCTTTAACCATCTTACCAAGTTTGAACTTGGCCAGCCACTTCAAAATCATTTCAAAATTCTTATAATCCTTATCAGGATAGAAATCTGGATTCTCTTCTCGGAAGGTTCTATTAGCTGCATCTGCACGCAGTTCGATGGCAGCTTGCCTGCCTTCTTGGGCCATATTCACCAACTGCTGCATCGACAATCCCGTGCTCTTTTGGAAGAGGGTATTGATTGCCAAAGAAGGATCAGACTCAAGTTGGGTCTTGACCTCAAAAATTTCATCAGCAGTAAGCGGACGATTTTCTGGAGTGGGAACAGGTACGTTTTTCGGTCTAGATACCGGAGTACCAAACTTCAACTTTCCGTTTAGCTCTCTAATCTTTTGGGTTGCGTTTAACTGCGCTTTCAGAACATTTCCCAAAAGGTCATTCTTGTTTTTTCCCCAATAGACTTGAGGGTTTCCTCCATTGTTGGAAGTAAGGGTAGCTTTCCACTGGCCCCGTTCCTTTTCCAGGGTAACCATCCCGCCTTCTACTTCCAATACTTCTGGTTCTTCTGGTTCCTGTTCTGCGGGTGGAGTGACAGGAGGAGCGGGTTCCAGTTCCGCCTCTGGTTTTTCAACTACGATTTCGGGATCAAGACTTTCGTGGGACTCCAAGACGGGGTCTCCGTCGGTCGGTACATCAGGATCACGAAGATCACCGGGGTCGGACCTAAAATCTACAGTTCCAGCAAAAGGGTCGGGTGTTCCATCAGAGTTCACAAGCCACGGATCTACTACAGGAATTGCCATTTATTCATTCTCCTAGGGATAATCCATCCCTGCGGGTTTATGCTGCGTGATTAACTGATATATGGCGCGATTTTGGTTGTTACCGCGTAGATACCTAGTATACTGGGAATCCAGAAAATGGACTAACTGGCCGTATCCATTGCCTTCCGAACGTCAAATCTGTCCTTGGACTCTATTAAATAGTGTTGCAGGTCCTCAGAAGGATTCTCGGAAACTTCTATGGCATTGGAAATGTCCTGCTTGAAATATGTTTCAAATTTATCCAAAGCAAACAAGGCCGCATGACTGGGAACTACACTAGGATCTCCGACAGGAATCGCCCTCATCTGTCGATCAATATCCTCTACATATGAGTGAATTGTTTCCAGAACTGTCTCCCAACCTGGGGTATTTATAGTAGTCCGAAGCATCCTTCCACGTTCATAGAGGTTAAGTTCCGGCTCAATCTGATCGTAGTCTATCATTACTCTCCCCTAAAATAAGCATCAAGATCAAACTCTTGCTTGACAGGAGGGAGTTTTGGTGGGGGAACACGAGCGGCTTTTCCACTTAGAGCGTTTACGCCATTCATAAGTTTACGGAGGTCTTCGTCGGACATGTTGTCAAAGTCTGTAGTTGGGATTCCTCCCATGTTGTCTTTGCCTTGAACATAGAAATTAGGCTGTCTGGGTACTAGGGACATTCGCGGACTCCTTTTCCTTCTTGCGTTTTTCTCGGACGTATTCCATGACTTTTCGGATTTCGAAATCAGATTTCTTGTCTAGTTCTTCGGGAGAAAGCTGGAGAAATTCTTCAAAGTAATTGGCACCCCAAGTCTGTACTTGTTCAAGATCAATTCCTTTTTCCTTAAAATTTGTAAATTGCTTTTTAATCTCTTCGTCTACATTCTCGTCCGGTCCTATGGGTTCTTGTTTTCCTGCTTTAGATATTCGGCAGAAACTTGGTTTACTTCTCCAGTAAGTGTAATCAAGGTCCTCTGGTCTGAACTGTCGGTTGCATAGTAAGCAGACACCAACGATAGTTCCGCCCGCAGAACTATTTAGCTGATGCCAAGCAATACTTGTTTTACCCAAAATATCTCGGCATACGGAAAGTATACTACTTCCCGCAATGTGAGGACATTCAATTTCTGCCGTTTTTATGGCTATAGATGTCCTCAGAGCTAACTCTTTTCCTCGTAGAAGAAATAACTTTTCCTCAAGTTCTTCATTTTTCTTCTGTGTATCTAGTATTTCTTTTTCGATTTCTAGCATCACGTTCTCCTAATGAAAATCCTTCATTGCGGATGGTTGTGTCCATTTAATGGACGGTTAACTTAGACTACCAAAACCAGTTGTGGCGCTTGGCGTACCTGTCAGCTCCTCGGGTTCCACTGATCTTTTGAATCCTTCTCGAAGTACATCTCTTGCGGCGCGGGCTATATTTTCGGAGTCGGCTAATTGCTGTTGTTGTTCAAACTTCTGTTGCTGTAACTGAGACTGGACCTGCGCTTTTTGTTGAAGCGCTCCTCCCTGACTTTGCTCTTGTTGTCTTTGCAAATCTTGGGGGGTCATGTCAACAATCACATCGTTCATATTTTTGAACTCAGACATCTCGAACCACATACGGCAGATTTCGTTTACATCTACTTTTTTACCCTCTACAGACAATTGTTGGATAACTGCTGGGTTAGCGAGAAACTGCGACAGCATGGGCAAAGACTGCGACATGTTCCGGCGGGTCTGCATCTTACTGCCAGCAAGAATTGAGAATTTGACTTTGGCATTTAAGATGTCGATCAAATCCCCGCCCGATGTAACATACTCGTGTTTCAATTCCTCAGACATGATATAATCAAGCTGGGAATATGGAAGCATGGATCGGTTCATTTCCTGCATGTCATACAGGAAGGGAACAATAACTTGTGCCGCCAGTTTGTCCACAGCGTCTGAAATTACGTTGGAGGCACTTTGCAAAAGTCCAGAAGCACCGGCAGAACTACGAGCCATATTGGAATGACCACTTGCTCCAGCAATTCCAGAGCCAGTCATTGAGCTATTTCCAGATACAGAGTCCACCCGACTTTGGGATAGGGATAATATCTGATTAGCTTCTACAACTGGGTCACCAAATTTCAGAACCTCAAGGTCGCCTTTTTGATCGACCTCGATCATCTTATTTGGTCCAATTCGAATGCTTTGGGTAGGGATCGACTTGCCGCGAACTCTGACAAACGGAGCATTTAGCTTCAGGTTTGCCATGTTCAGCATCAGGTTAGTTGTACCTGTCTGCAAACGCTGCTCGGTTCCAATCGTGCGCCCAAGCCCCATCGACCAGAATGCTCCGGGAACATCCCACCATCCAATAGACAGGAAGGGGATCTTTCCGTAGATATTCATACCGTTATAAATTACGGCTTTTTTCTGGAGAACGACGATGTAGGTTTTGTTGTCCCAACGCTCCAAGACTTCCAATGGTTTTTGGAATGGATCAGCGGTTGTGGTATCCCACCGAGGTTCAGCGCGAGCATCCCACAGCGGATTTCTTCCGCCTTCTTCGCCGACGTTAGCCTCTACGGGCTCTTGCGGGGGGAAGAATAATTCAAGAAGTTTCTCACGAGAAGGGATGTCATACCCCTCACGATCACGGAGTTTATCGAGATCGTCCCACGTCATATACCGGCGGCGGATGACATATTTAGCTTTACGGATATCTGGAACACTGAGTCCCGGATCAACCAAAACTTCACGGAGATTTACGATGTGCTCAAAGGTGGGTCTGTCAACAACCTCTTCTACTACCTCTTCTTCGAGTTCGTCGTCGCTGATACGGGTATCAGGTGCTCCCGGGATTTGGGATTTGATCGTAACTACTGGATTTTTCCGACGGACAATCTTTCTTTCTCGGGTAAACTTCTCCCACCCTTCTTGGAAAATTGATGTTCCAAAAAGCAGAAAGTTCATACACCCGAGACGAATTTCTTCCCGGAAATTGATGTCCTCAAGTTGATACCCCAGCAACGCCCCAACTGCTCTTGCGCATTGGCTGGTTGTGCCGCTCCTCTCTTGGATCATAAACGGAGGATTTTCATAGAACAACCCAGCTAAAATTTGCGGATTGATTCCGTTAATAGCAGTAGCAACCGTAAAAAAATTCACGGACGCCGCCTCTATCTGAGTTCCGGGCCAGTAATTCGGAGAATAAATCGAGTTATAGAGGTCTCTTGAACTATTCCATGCGGTAATCCACTCGCGCCTGTGCTCTTCGGATTCCGCTCTCTCCGCATCTTGAATTGTAAGCGCAAGCGCAGCGGGATCTCCGAAAGTACCAGTATTTAGAAATACTTGTGCTTCTTTTAACGTTATTTCTTCGTGCGGATTTCGAGTTGGTTCTGGGAGGGTCGGCAAGGGAGACCTTTCGTTCTATATTCTTAAATATGGAATAGTTGGGAGTTGTAGTTAGTAGTCTTGAGAAGCGTTGGGAATCGTCTGGCCAGTTTCAAAATCTACAGACCAATCACACTTGATATTTGACTGACCTGCGCCTTCACCCTTGTTCTTCTCGGGGGTAATGCCATCAAATTTACCCCAGACAGAAGGGGTATTTTCCCCATCGTCGTTAATGTGCCGAGGGCCTTCTTGATTCTGGGTCAAGGTAATCAGTTTTCCTGCACCTTCAGCTTGCCCCGCAGGACCAGACGGTCCAACAGCAGAGTAGTCAGATGGATTGGAGTCGCGAGGTTGCTCAAGATTTCCACCGAGATTGATTAGACCGCCCCCGATGTTGCTAGTATTCATTTTCATTTTGTTCCTCTTAGAAAGTCGCTAGGGCGACCTGTTTGTGAATTTGGAAAGTTGGTACTTGGTTTTGTCGGGGAAATCGTACCCCACGGAAGAAGGTTTTGTCCATTTTGTGGACTAGCTATGGGAGTTTGGCTATTAGGCTTGTCTATACGAAGGTGGGGCTGAACCGTGACCCCGAAAAGCTCATAGGTTCCCAAAACTAGAGCATCTGATTGTCTCGGAAGCGTGGCTATCAAAGATTTCCCCGTAGCGGCGCGCCACATACAAGGTTGTGAGGCATCCGAGGTACTTTCTGCTAGAATTTTTCCTTCGTCGTCCAATATCTCTAGATGTATCTTCATCATCCCCAGATTCCTGCTCCTAGTATATTTTGCATACCATTCGGAGTTTTGTTGGGTACGTCCGGTTCGGGGGTAAATTCCTCTAGACTCGGTTCTGGTAACGTAGCAACAGTAGGAACCAAAACCCCATCTTCTCCAAGATAGTAGGAAGGGCCTAGATCTGCCCTATAATTTTCGTCATATATTTCTCCCCAACCTAGTCGGTCGATCCCGAAAAACATATCCGTATTGTTTTCCACTATGGCTTGTGTCGCGCGAGGAGCGTGTTTTAGCTGACGAGCCAGATTGTCTGGTATATCATCATGATGGTGGGAGGTCATGCACTTCTCAAATTCAGAGTACAAAATCTCAATCGCCAGAGGCTCCATGCAAGCATTTAGGAACTTCCACTGATTTCCTACCATCCACGGGTATAGCTGGCCCATGCGTAATTTCTTTGCATCTATTTCATTGCTTACGGGGATCCAGTCAATATGGTCGCAAAGTTCTATAATGAAAGAATCTCCAGTTTTTGCCGCTTCTGTTCGAATCGTCGGCTCTACATATCGTATTCCGGGAGAATCTTCGATGCTGATGACAAACGGTCTGGTTTCTTGAGCCAATCGAACCACAGCTTGGGCCGCCGTTAGGTTGTTAAAGCGGTCCCGAACCACCTTCAGAGCGTACCCCACAGTCTTTTTGCTGCCGGATTTTTTGCCGGTTGCAAAATACTCATCCTCTTCGCCCCACAAAACTGCGGAGCCAGTGGTGTAGTCCAGACCCTTTTTGTTCTTGCCACCTGCGAAATCCCACATATTAGAAACGGGACCGTTACGAGGAATTAGCTGATAGGGAACAGTACATTTTACCAGAAGATTTCTATCAAAAGTTATGCTTCCCACTGGACGGGGGTTCTGGTTTCTTTGTCCTTCGAAACTCTTTTCGTCCTTAGCTAAGTCATTCATTAGCCAAGAAAATGACATGATGTGGGGAAGAAGTAGAATACAACCCTCTTCTCCCGCCTCTTTGTATGTGACCGGGCGACCCTCTGCCTGTAGTCTTTGTGCTACTTCTGGCTTGATGGTGATCGCGCGGCCAACCAAAATGTCCATGTTGGTGGTTTTGTTGTGAACGAAGAACCATCCTAGTCCTTCCGTTCTTTCAACGTCCCCGACATTCTCATTCTTTTCTAAGAGCTCCCCGTAGTGATCTTCGTCGGCATATCGGGTACCGATATAATCAACATAGTATCCCCCAGGGATGATTAACTTTTCAGCCAAGAACAATTTATGAGAAATATTGGAGCATTGTTCAGAAGTTTCGGTATTTACGTCCGAAACTGCATCGTCCATTTTGATGAGTTCGTAGTGCCATCCAGACTTTGTTTTGCCAACAGACGACGCGACAACTGTCGGTTCTTTACGACGAATCTTTTTGGATTTCCAAACCGGGCAAGTAAAGACCTCTGTTTTTTCTCTTTGTCCTTTGGTCTTCTTTCCTTCTTCTTCAACTGTTGTCTCTTGAAAGCAAAATTCAGGAAAGAACAACTCCATCAAAGTAGGCTCGTCTTCGCTCTTTTGGAAGTGCCCTTTTACCTCATCTACGAAACCTTTTGATAAGGTAGCTTCTGCGGTTAGGTACAAAATACGAATAGAGGGAAAATTGAGAATCCATTGCACGGTATCTACATGGTCCAGAGTGCTTTTGTATCCAGAACGTGGCCACAGAAGAAGACGTGTTTTTACGGGAGACTGCTGATTTAGGGGTTTGGATTTATCTTTCTTTACGAACAAATCGCAAACTATTTTATAGTATTCTTCCGTAATCAGATTTTCGGAAAGTGATTTAGTTCCTTTTTCGCTGTGCGGGTTAGTCTCCCAGGTAAAATATCTAGCCATCCAGAATAGATCGGTTTCGCATCGACGCCTAACCTCTTTACCGAGAGAAGAGGCTGGAACTACATCTGCCCCTAACTTGGAGAGATTGATTAGATTATTTTTGACTTCTAGCAAAAAAGAATACAGAACTTTATTTGGTATTTTTTCATACCCACCATATTGTGTGTAAAGTTCATCAAAACGATCAGAGTCAGAAGTCAAGTTTTTTCCTTATTAATCTTTATTTTTTTCTAGGTTTAAATATTTATTTTATACTAGTTGGCTTACCTTCCACGCCTAAGATTAAACAGCAGTAGCTCCGGTTAAAAGAGTGGTCATGCTGCTGTGGTTCTTGAGCGCGAGATACGCTTGGCATTGCGCAATGTCTGTAACTTTGGTTGGCTGTGTTCCCGCTGGGTCGGTTCCTAGAGCACATGCAAAGTTGTTGGAGTACAGCAAATCATTGCCATCCGATGAGTCATAAAAAGAGCAAGACCCAGACTCTACCGCATCTTTCTTTGCGGCTGCTGCTTCTGCTGTAGCATAGATCGCATAATTAACAACGGCCTGTTTAGACGCGTGCTCGACATTTACACTCATAATTCGCAGATATGCGGCACTAAGTGCGATGCCAAAACTCGTTGTGTAGCCAGATAACTGATAAGCCATGATTGTATCTCCTTAAGCAATATTTGTGGATGTGAGCATATGGGCTATCTCGCCCAACCTGTGCTCCGCATCATAGGGAGGCGGAAAATCAAATTTGATTGGACCATTTGCACCCATAAACCAAATTACTGTGCTGCCGCTTGTAGCTGTTGCGATCACATAAATCGCCGTAGGCGTAATACTTGATGTATAGATACCCGCGTAGCCATCGACGCTTAACTTTACTTGCAGCGTTGCCAGATTTGAAATAGATATAACCGCTGAATAGGTTTCACTAGACCAAGAAGTGCTACTCCATTCCTTAAAATTAGTGAAACCACCTCCACTATCTAAACTGAAATAAGCACCAGCATCTCCGTGAATAACCGATCCACTAGAAGTTACAAATACAGTAATGGCACCACTAACTACCTGACTGGACCACAAGTATGTTGTAGAGGCAGCGCACGGACTAGATGACCCAGAAGTGCAAGAGGTGGCAACTAGCGTCGTACTTGTATTGTAAGACGTTGCTTTTGCACCAACTGATATAAGCACCAGTAGGATAATAGTAAGAAATCTTTTCATTTTTGTCCTTAGTAAGTCGCGCAAATTGTAAGAGACAGTCCTGCCGCCGTTGCGTCTGCCGTAGATGGGGCATAAACTTCGTATGCATTTCCAGCAGCGACACTTAAGCCGCTAGACCAGCTAAATGTTCCAATACTTGACGATGCAGCAAACGTGACAGTGCCAAAGCTAACACCATCGTAATCAAGATTAAATGTCGTACTTGCCGTCGCCGCATGAAGCAATCTTGCTTGTGATGTGCAAGATACACCTACCGCAGTTACTGTGTTATATAAAGTCATATTTACAGGACTTAGTAACCAACTAACTGCCGCAGATGAGGAATACACGCTATTACTCATGTCGGAAAATCCGAGGTAGTGGACCATTGCTGAGATTGTGCCGCCAAGCGTTACTGCGCCAGTAAACGATGCAGTAGTGCCACTTAAAGCTCCAGTCAAACTTCCACCAGACAGCGGAAGGTAGCTTCCCAACGTAGAAGACAACACCACGTTTCCGCTTCCAGTGTAACCAGTGGTACTTAACGGAATTACTACGCCGTTGGAGTTGGAAAGGCTGGCGACAGTAACTGGATACAACATCGAAATACTACGCGTCTCGTTCGTATCTGCATTAGCTATGGTTAAAACAGAAGTCGGAGATGAACCACTTCCTACAATATTCGTAAATTCCCAATCTGAACTTATAGGTTGGCTAGTCGATGTAGAGTAATAGCTTCCCGCAATGTACAAGTTGTTACTATTGTAGTTGGTCAACGAAGTTGCCGCCGCTTGCGGCCTGACAGTTACAGTACCATACAAATCAATGGTGTTTCCCGCTCCTGATGTCCCAAAAGTAGTGTTACCTGTAAAATTTGCCGTTGTTCCCGTCAAGCCTCCCGTCAATGTTCCACCAGACAGCGGAAGATAACTTCCTAATGTAGAAGACAACACTACACTCCCGCTGCCGGTCGTTGCAATATCTCCTAGAGTCCCTCCATTGTTATAAAGCACATGCCCAGTCGTGCTGCCGCTCACCGTGGTCGTGCCCACCGTAATGCCCGAAGCCGAAGCGGTAACAGTGCACGAACTGCCCAGTGTGCAGGTCTGCCCATTCACGGTTGTCGAAGTAGATGGCGTGCCAGTCAACTGACTATACGGCAGTGAGAGCGCCGACAGCGTCGTTAATGTAGAGTTTCTTGTCGCCGTGATATTAGCCGCTGTGCCTGTCGTGTTCTGGTTCCACGTTGGAACCGTACCTGACAAAGCCGAGTACGGAATGGTGGCGACTGTGCCAAGTGCTCCAGACGCGTTATTGGTCACGTAGCCAGCAGTGGTCAGCCCCGAATCCGTGATTCCACCCGCATGTAGACTAGCGTTTGCCGACGCTGAGCCTAGATACACATCGGTTACGCTGCTGTTGCCGATAACCGCTGTGTTGCTCCCTGCTCCGATTGCGCTATAGCCAATCACAATCTCGTTCGTATCGCTGGCAGCAGCAGCTTTGGTAAAGTTTCCTTCAAACACTGAATTGCTCGAATTGATATTTCCTGTCGTGCCGTCCGCAAGATACCAGCCAGATTGAAGCCCAATGGCAATGTTGGAGTTGCCGGTGGTGTTGGCATAGAGCGCATTATCCCCATTCGCAGTGTTGTAGCTGCCGGTGGTGTTGGCATAGAGCGCAGCATTCCCATTCGCCACGTTGCCGTTGCCGGTGGTGTTGGACGAAAACGATGAGCCAAATATAAGATTGGCGTTGCCTACATCGCTGTAAACTGGAAATTTTAGAAGAACCACGCTACCGGTTCCAGTCGTCGCCAAGTTGCCCAGCGTGCCCGCGTTGTCGTAGAGAATATAGCCGCTTGTGCCGCTGCTGACCGTTGTCGTGCCTACCGTGATCGATGCTGCTGATCCGCCGCCGCATGTCAAAATTCCAGTTACTCCAGCCACCGTACAGGTCACGCCGTCTGGCTTTATGCCACCTAGAGTTGATGTGGTGGCAATTGGAAGGGTATAGGTGTAGTTGGGAATATTGAGTATCCCCCCGCTCAAAGTAGCTACCCCGCTTGTGCCAGTTGTCGTCAGTCTTTGAAACGCTTCTAGCGCGCAAATATTCTGTGTGGTGTATGTACCCATCCCGGGGGAGGAAACCGTTTCGTTTACACAGTAGTTCAGAGGGATATAATAAGAATAGTTTCCAGATCCGTCTGCGGTAACCATGGAAGGAGAAATCTGGGAAGTAAGAATAGGATCAGAATAGATAGTAGCCGAGGTTCCCGAACCTGTTCCCGTTACTGTAATTTTTGCGTAGGGAACAACCATAGCCGTAGTATTTGACGAGGACTTAGTGAAGACCTGACTAACACGGTGGTACCCCGTTGTGGCCTGAGAAATCGCCATAACAGGAAGCAGTACAAAAAGAAACAGAATTTTCTTCATTATCCTCGTCCAAATTGTCCAGAAAATGGATTACTTCTTCTTAATTCCAGCCGAGTGCAAACTAATCGCGATGGCTTGTTTTGGGTTGGTAACTTTTTGGCCAGAACTAGACTTTAGTGTTCCGGCCTTGAACCTATCCATATCGTTTTTGACTACGGCTCTCTTTCCGGCCTTAGTCCTTGGTTTCTTGTTTGGCATTTTGCCCTGCCTCTCCTTATAAACAATTACTAATGCGCAGAGAACCAAGTAACTGCCGCGTTAACTTCGAGTCTGACAACAGATGGGAGTATTTTCAATACCCAAGGAGTCTTCTTCGGATTGTCTATCACCTGCTCCACGTGATCTGAAACCTTACGGACATCCGACATTGTTAATGACGACTGCTCCGATAACGCCTGAAAAGACGTAAGCGTGGATTGCACCTTGGCGCTCGATAACTTTACCTGGGCATCTGTGTCTAGCAGAATAGTATTGAGCGATTGCTCATCCTGATTTAGCGTTATCAGATCGGTGTTGATGGACTTAATAGCCGTGCGTGAATCAGCCAGAACAGGCCCTACAGCGTCCGCTTGAGATCGGATGGCGCTCAGTGCCCCCTTAGCTGTATCGGCAGCGCCTTGAGCCGCTTGGATAGCTCCATTCGCGTTCTGTACAAGCTCCGTGACGGCAGATGCCTGATCTTTGGAGGAATCACTCCATACTTTAGAAGCATCATCCAGATGCGATAGGGTCGCATAGGCTTTGCTCTCCACAATCTCTAGGCGGCTAAGCACACCGTCAGCGTGTATACAGAGTTTCGGTATCCATGTCCAAGCTAGGACACCAATGCTAAGCAAGCAAAAAGCCCCTGCCAAAGCAAGAGATAGACGCGCGATCTTGATTGCTTTGTCCACTTACTTCCCAAAAATAAAGCTGAGTCCCGTGCTGATCGAATATCCGTTCTGAGGACCAAAGCGAAGCCACGATGCCTGCAAGGCATTCCAAGTAAGCGAAGACGTGGCTTTATACTTTAGTTGCCCACCAACAATAGCGGATACGTGGCTACCACCTGTCGAGGGGACGCCGTTACCAAGCGCAGCATAGAACGTGGCTCCGAGGTTGCTGGATGTAACGTTGGTCTTATTCAAGAATCCAGATAGATTCGGTTCATAGGCCAAGCCTCCCGCGTAGATATTAAACCCAGCAGTAGATGCTACTAGTTCATGACCTTCCACGTAGACGTGATTTGCCTTGGTTTTACCGAAGTCAATTAAGTCGTAGGATTCGGTTACATGCGTCCCAGTCCCCCACGCTTTGTTAAAGTAAATGGCACTGGCGTCCGAACTGGCCGTGAAACCATTGCTGGCGGTGGCTGTTGCTGTCGTAGTGGTCGTCTGGGATCGGGCGGTCAACGAAAACATAAGTGCAAAGACCAGAATAGATGCTACTTTCGGAATGTACTGGCCAAACTTTGCACTGAGATCCCCAGCGACGGATTTCAAAAGTTTGTACACCCAAGTGTAAAAGTTGCTCGACTTCTCAGTCGGTTCGGGAAGTGCGGCAACAGCGGAGGAGTAAACCCACAGCGACCCGACTCCAAGAATAAACGATTCATTTGTAGATAATCCAAACATTAGTAATCTCCTGATTTATTTTATTGCTGTGCCGCTACTGGGGCAGAAGCTGGCTGAACTTGTGGTTGTGGAGTCGCTGCGGCTTGGGGAGGTGCTTGAGCCGATCCCTGGTCCCCCATGTTTTCAGCGATGTGACTCTGGAGAGAAGGCATATCGGCAAGAACATGCTCTTCCTCTTCGGGGGTCACTCCCGTATCAGGGTCGGTTTTGTGGATATGCTTGGCTATGAAGCCCCCACTGTGCCCCCTACGAATATGAATCTCGTGGGGCTTGTGCGAGGACTTCGCCTTGCTGTGGGATTTGCCCCCACCCATCGCGGACTTACCGCGTGAAGATGTATTTTTCATGGTGTCCTTTGTCCAGAAAATGGACTACTTGATGGCTTTCTTAAGAGCAGACTTCGCAGCTTCCGGGGTCGCCGCCCTGATTTTCACCTTGATTTTGACCGACCCGACCTGCTTCTTTGAAGATTTCTCCGCTGGTTTTGCGGATTTCTTCACATCTTTGTTGGTCTTCATTTCTTCCCCTTCTTCGCAGATTTCTTCTCCGCCTTCTCAACTTTCTTGGCGAGTTTAGCTGCGGTCTTCAGAAACTTCTTATCATGGGATTTTGCTTCTGTCTTGGGAGTTTCTCCCTTTTCATAGTTCTTCATAATTCTCCTTAAAAATGTTTTGGCAATCTACCCGTGCCGTTATGCTACTTTTTCGGGGCGGGCTTGGTCTCGTTTTTCTTAGCCTTTTCCGCCTGAACCGCAGACTGCGTGGCCTGAATGTCCTGCCGAACCTGTGGAAGCTGGCATTGAAGCAATGCTTGTTGGGCACCCCAAAGCTGACCTTTGAGCTGCGCAATTTCAGCTTTCAACTCTGTGACGGTTGGTTCTTGTGTGGGTTGCTGCGCATAGACTGGAACAGACAGCGCTAACGTCATCAATGCGAATACTACTTTCTTCATGTTTTCTCCTTGCTTTCTATCGTACATACAAACCCAATGCCACTGATGTGCCACAATCTGAACTGTTAGTGGTCAATTGACCCGCCTTGAGATTCCCATCCGACGCACAGCGGTAGACTTGGCTAGTGCCACTGTTGACTGAAATTGTGCCTGCAACCTGAAGTTTGTACCCTGCGTCCGTGGTTGTGCCGATAGCCACGTTTCCGCTTGAAAATATGTCGAAACGAGGCGTAAAGGTTTGGACCGCCCCCGCTGATACGGAAGGTGCGTTTGCAAATTCCAGTTGACCTGCGGACTGAAGAATTGTACTGGCATTGCCAGTACCTACAGCATAACTAGCGCCTGTAAAGTAAGTGTTTTGGCCCCACTCAGATTGGCCATAAGATGTACCAGTCCAGCCAGCACCATTGTATGAGCCCACCAAAACACCATAACTATTCAAATCAAGTACTTTGTACGCAGAGCCCCACGTTGGAGAAACTGTTGGGCCTACGTGGAGCGCACCGGCATTATCTACACTGAGATCGGTAGTCCCTTGCTTCACCAATTCAAGCAGGTTGCCGGTAGATGCAGATAGGTCTTCGCCGCGAATGATCGCTCCTGTGGAAGTGTAGGAACCTAGTGTGCTACTACGAACGCCATATAAAACAGGCTGCGTAGTATTTGCAGTAAGTGCGCCATTTTGCTGTCCTATCACTCCCACGCCGCTCACGGACAGACCAAACACCCCGTAGTTACTCGTGCTGGTACCGTACACACCGTAGCCGCTACCATTTGCGCTGATTCCCTCTACGCCGTAACTACCTGAAAATATCCCACCGTAATTACCCGTGCTGTTACCAGACACCCCCACACCGCTTGTGCTGATTCCACTAATAGCTGTGTTCGCCCCTCCATTCGCCGTCAGCGTAGTAGCCGTAGAACCGCAAATCGTAACCTTCGAATTTTGCAACTGCCAGTACGTTCCATCGCTCACCACATCGGCAATCGTGCTTGTGGCTAAGTCTCCCACCGCCGCCGCACTGGTTCCGCAGACGGTGATTGTCATCGCAGTAAGCCCATTCACCGCCAGTGTAGGAGCTGTGGCCGTGTTTGCCGCCGCAGGAATAAAGTACACTTCGGTTCCCGCTTGATTTGACGTGATCGCCGGGCTTAACGCCACGACGTGCGCCTGTGCCGTGCCGGTGTCCGTGCCGAGTTTCAGGCCCGCTAGAGTGTTCCCCGTTGCGCTGCCTGCTGGCAGTGAGGTTGTGGCGGGGATCTCTTCAATTGAAATCCATGGATATTCGCTGTAGGCCCCGACTGAGCCTATACCTCCACCAGATTCAAGATGAATGGTTGTGCTTACCGATGGAGCATACAGAAAATAACCCAAGTTAGGGCTAGATATGTACTGAGTGGTAGAGCTATTAGGGTCGGCGGCGAATTGACTTATAATAGTTCCACTGCCTCCCGTTGACCCGGTTCTTATATACACCGTTCCTCCTCCAGTGCTACTGCTCGCAGTGCTATAGCCAATGGATGAAACGATGCGATAGGTCTTCCCGCCTGCCAGTGTGAACGTGTACGATGAATAGGATATATCCGTGCCGGATGAAACTGTAGGAGCCGGGAAGCGAATAATTGTTCCTGTACTTACTGATTGCGTCGCTGTCATCTGAGAAAGCGCATATTGCGAAGTCACTCCGCTCGTAGAAGTCCCGCACCCGCCAGCGATCGGATTGAGTAGCTCCCACGTCGTGCCCGTGCTGGTGAAGTACGCTGCCGTGCCGGTAATTAAATCGTTTGCTGCGATTGACTGCCCGCCGCACTTGGTAATCGTCCTGGCACCCAAACCATTTACATTGAGCGTTGCTCCTGCCCCTGTATTGGCCGCTACGGGCGTGCATTGCACCGCCGTGTTGACCGCCTGCGACAGAAGCGCAGGAGAAAGCGTCAAAACCTCTGCCTGGGCCGTACCCGTGCAAGTCGAAGCGTTGAAGAGCGGCGTGGTGATAGCGCTGCTGGCCTGCAACGTGACAACGGATGGATTCTGCGTAAACCCAGGTGCCGCCGTTGATCCAGTAGCGTTTCCGAACACTGAATTTGCCGCCGCCGTGGCCGCTCCCGTTCCTCCTTCGTTGACCGGAAGCGCGGTGGTCAATCCGGTCAGTGAAGTGATATTCGAGTTCGCTCCGCTGGAGGCTACCCCAATCAAGGCAGAGTATGGAATCGTTGTGGAGGCCGTATCCGCGCCGCTCCCGTTCGCGTACCGGTAACCCGTCAAAACACCTGCGCCTGTACCGCCCTGCGCGGTGCTCAAAGGAGTGGTCAATCCGGTCAACGATGTGATGTCGCTATTGGCCCCGCTCTTGGCTGCGCTGATATTTGCTCTTGTGGTGGCAGCATTCGATACGTCGCTTAGGTTGTTAGCCGCCAGCAGCGTTCCAGCTGGGCTTGAAGCCTGTACCCAAGTGGCTGACGTGGAGCTGTAAACAAAGATTTTTCCGCCATTGACTGTCCCTTGCGTCGCATAAAGCGCATCGCCGTTGGTTGGCGCGCCTGTTCCCGATTGCCCATCGGTGGCCAATGTCAGCGTAATCGAAGTTCCAACGCCCGCCACGGTATAAACCTTGTTCAGATAAGTTCCAGAACTGGCATTCATAAACAGGATGCGGTCACCGTTCACCAAGGCGAATCCATCCGACGTGTAGCTTGTTTGCCCCACAATCGCCGTTCCGGGAGCCGTTGTCGCCGAGTCCGCGTGCTGCACGGCAGGGCGCCACGCCAAACCGTTGATCTTGTTTCCAACGTAAGTCACAACGGCTTTCTGGCTGGGAATCAACGTATCGCTGTTAGCCGTCATGGTTCCGTCCGTGCTGATGACGGAACCGCTTACCCCCCGCCGTTCCCGCATTCAGAATCAACGCAGTTGCCCCGGTTGAGTTGCCGATGGTTACCGTCTTGGCATTAGCGCCCGTGCCCACATTCACCGCGCCGGTCGTGCCGCTATCGAAGGTAGCCGCGCCGGTCGTGCCGGACTTGACCGTCATCGTATTCGTGCCTGGCGCAGACATGCCCAGGCCGTTCGGCGTCAGCAGATTTGAGCCTGTCAGCAACCCGTAAATCGATCCGTTGTCGATATAGACATACGAACTGCCAGCGGCTGCCCAAACAACAGACACGCTTGCCAGAGAACTTGCTACAGAAGCGCTTGACCCACTCGACCCGGCCAAGTTGATATTTGGGACCGTGTTATTGTTGGTGGCGATAAAGCCGCGAATCACTGCCAATCCGCCATTGCTCATGTCAACGTTGGTATAAGCGCCAGACGCAAGAGACTGGCTGTCGATGATTGTCACCACCGTTGCCGCCGTTGATCCAGCAGCCGTTTTGATAAGCGGGGTACCAACCACATTAGTAAATACAGGCGTCGAACCGGAGGCGACGTTAACCACCGTGTTCGACAGGATACTCATATCGAAGAAGTGATCGTAGCCACTGGTGGTAACACCACCAGAAACCGTGAGCGATCCGCCGATCCGAACTTTTTCTGCTGTACTCGATCCGGTGTAGGACAGCGTTCCAGTGATCGTTGTGTACAGGTTGGAGATAAAATAGACCCCGGGAATAGACACGTTGCCAGTGATGTTCCAATTGCAACCATTGCCTATAATTGTTCCCTGATAGGACGGAAACGTTACTGCGCCCGTGTATGTGTAGGCGGTGGTCGTTGGGTTGCAAGCGATGACATAAGAACCTGTAACACTTGCCATACCTGTTACAAGTTGAGCAAGAGTTTTGTATGGTCGTTCAGGTGTCCCATCCGGGGTATAGGAATCAGTCCGATTGCCATCTAGATTCATCGCGTTGGTGTCAGTTGCCGGATACACGAACGCCGTCGTACTCGCCGCTGTGTTATACAGTTGTGCCCCAGCACCACCTCCCGTGATACTAGTGGCGGTAGTTGCGGTCCCCGAAGAAAAATTAAATGTCTGCCCAGTCTGAGTAACATCTCCAGTAAACGTATATGGAGGAGGAGTGCCGTTAATCGTAACAGAAGGAGTTTGGGCCGAAGCAGTCCAGAAAATGGACAAACAGAATCCGAGAGTTATAAAAGATTTCTTCACGATTAAACCGTCCAATATATGGTGAGTCTGGTTCCCGTGGCCGTTAACCCAGTCACCGCAAAGTCACGCCAAGTAAGAGTACCGGTAGTATCGGTAGGTTCGTCGCTATATAGAATAGAATTAGCGGAAATAGAGGCAGATATAATCAAAGGGGGATAAAGAACAGAAGAATCGGACGGAGCAGTAATCGCAACTGTTCCTGCGGAAGAGGCCCCTCCAGGGCCTACAGCAACAACAAGTTTCTTGACTCGGATACCCGTAGTGTACCCGGCGGAAACAACAGCAGCAGAGTTACGCCAAGTTGTTATGTCCGTATCTATAATCATAGGTAGCGAGACGAGTGAGTTTGGCATCGTATTCCTTACCGTTCAAAATGAATTCTAATAAGTGTTTTAACCGCAGAGACAGTTGCTTGGTAGTGAACTTTTACACTTCCTTCTGCCAAATCTCTAGCTACCGAAAGATCGTTCAGGTAGAGTTTCAAATCTTTTTCTACATCTTTTAGGCACAGATGACGATCTATCCCGAATACAGCAACCACTAAAAAAGCAATAAAAAGAATCCAGTCTGCAATCGTCATAAAAACTCCAAGGGGGCTTTACCCTGCCCCCGAGGGGCTGATATAGATTAAACGCGATCTACGACGAACTCTGTGACCTGCACAGTATTAGCAGCGTTCGCAGTACCAAAAGTGAACGAAGGAATGAAGTTCAGCAAGCTAACCGGAGTACCAGCAGTATATGTGGTTGTGATAGCCGTTGTTGCTACGTTGGTTCCTGCTGTTCCAGAGTTGGCCACGATATTAACTCCACCGATCTGGGCTGACGTTACAAAGCCGCCGAGAATCTTTGAAGTCGAATCCCACAGGAACTCGGCCTCGACAACAAAGTTACTAGCTCCAGTAACCGAAGTAGCAGCCAAAGCTACAACCACTGAGTCGTTCGTCAACGTCCCCGAAGTGGCGGAGGCTGCGACAGCCGCCGGAACATAATACAACTTAGGAAGGAAGGTGAGAGCTGCTCCGGTGAATACCTTACCAGCTACCCGAATTTTAAACGGATGACCATCTAGTTCGCCAAACTGAACATCGGTTGGTACCTGAATGTCGAGTCCAGCACCAGCGGGAGAGACGGGGGAGGGAAGACCGGGGAAAATTCCAGCAGTAGCAGGAACAGTCAAAGCTGTTTCGGTAGTGGAGGTGATAGACTGAACGAAAAGTCCGCTAGGAAATCCTACAACGGTATTTTGATTTGCCATTTTTAAGTCCTTTATGTGTGGGGTTTGGTTGACGGGGGCGTCGTAGACCGGCCCCACTCGCAGACCAATCGGTCTGAAGATTGTCCATTTTGTGGATTTTTTAGAGATGGAGCGGGAGACGGGATTCGAACCCGCATGACTAGGTCGGCTGCTTGGAAGGCAGAGGCTCCACCATTGAGCGACTCCCGCATAACTTGGTTGGCGGAGACAGACTTGAACTGTCAACCTCTGAATTATCAGTTCAGGGCTCTAAGCCATTGAGCTATCCGCCAGTAAACTTGGTGAGAACGGTAGGACTCGAACCTACGATGAACTGGGTGTAGACCAGCCGATTTAGCCACTAATCTACGCTCTCCCCACTTGAACTATACGACCAAACTTCTTGTTTTGTTCACTATTCTAAATATTTATTTTTGGGAGTCTCGCTGAGAGTCAAACTCAGATCTGAAGTTCAGGAAACAACCGTTCTATTCGTTGAACTACGAGACCAAAACTGGAGCGCCCAGAGGGAGTCCGACCCTCGTCTTCACTTTAGAGGAGTGAGGCCCTATGCGTTGGACGACAGGCGCAAATTGGTGCCTCGCTACAGAATCGAACTGTATCCAAACGGGGTAAAGACCCGTTATGCACCACCACACTCACGAGGCTAGATTTGGTGCTCTCGGAGGGAAACGATCCCCCGACCTTCTGATTAAGAGTCAGTTGCTCTTCCAACTGAGCTACGAGAGCATGGAACCGGAAGTGGGATTCGAACCCACAAGCAACGGTCATCTACCGTCTACAGAGTTTATAAATCTCCGCTCCCACCTCGGGGTTCCGGCTAAAACTGTCCATTAAATGGATTTGGTGTTTTCTTTTGCTTTCTGTATGCGTTCGGCACAATACACACCTGCCGCGAAAATGTGACACGACTCCGGAGCCTTTGCTCCACACTTCGGGCAGTCGTGTTCGTACGGATAGACTCTTACTTCTTGGTTCATGTTTTCCTTTCTTGGTGCCGTACTTGGGAATCAAACCCAATCCAAAGACTTATGAGATCTTCACCCCCTCTGGGGAACACGGCAAATCGAATCGTGTTGAGTGCGCTCCGCTTTTCCGTAATAATATTCTTCGGACATGTCCACCGAAATGCCTTCGGACTTGGTCCACGGCGGATTCTATTCCCCTGCATGGAGTCTTCAGGAGCGCGGAAACCAGTGACGCAACTCAGACCTTTACTCAACACGAACTTGGCAGGGGATAGGAGAGTCTAACTCCTCTAAAAGGTTTTGGAGACCGATTTGATCTCGGATCATCCCCTAAAATGGTAGCCCCACTAGGACTCTAACCTAGACTATTTCTCGTTCGAAGCGAGATTGACTGTACATTGCCGATGGGGCCGTAAATGGTACCCAGTAGACGAGTTGAACGCCTATATCAAGGTTCGCAACCTTGTGCTCTTTCCACTTAAGCTAACCGGGCTTAAAGTTGGTCCGAGTGGAGGGATTTGAACCCCCGATCTTCTGCTCCCAAAGCAGACGCGTTACGCAGGCTTCGCTACACTCGGATAAATGGTCGGAGTGCGGGATCACGATACCCGAACACGAGTTCCCGGAACTCGGATGTTGCCTTTACACTACACTCCGATGGTGGGCAGTCGCGGAGTCGAACCGCGCCGTGAGACTTTTCAGATCTCCGTTCCGACCGCGCAAACTCACTGCCCTAAACTAACTCCGGAACTGGTTACCGGAACGGAAGGATTTACTCAGTTGGACATTCTCTCCGTGAGAGGCCAACACTACCAACCGCAAAAGGAATTACGTTTCCGACCTTTACCGAAAATGGCTTTGTACGAGAGGGGACTGCAATTGGCCTTTAACGCTTTTGCAGCAGTCACCCAAACCCGGCTCAGGAGTTACTATCAATAGCCTCGTACAAACTTGGTGGACCAAGTGGGGGTTAAACCCACCGCGAATCGCTTGCAAAGCGTTTCTCCTCTTCGGAGGCTGGCCCAAAATTTATACCGGAGTCCTCCTTAGACGACCTCTACCCGAGGGTGGGCATCGAATCCCGCATTTCCGGTTTTGTCGCATCCTACCATTGGAAGATCCCCATAGGGACTCAGAATCGAACTGAGTTTCACGACTAAATTATGCCGAGATCCTTCCTTAGATGATGGCGACAGGATTTACTCCGTCCACCTGTCAATACCTTGTACATTGGTATACTACCAGCGGGACTCGAACCCGCATTTCTCGGCTGCTTGGAGGGAAGGGAGGGAGTTGAACCCTCTACACCGTGATCCACAGTCACGAGCCGCACCGTTTGGCTTCCAACCCAAAATTGTCGGGGTTTTGGATCACTCCTGGGTACCCCGCGCACCCCTCAGACGAGCCATACTCGCCGAGATTGTTGTCCATTTTCTAGACGATATGGGGCTAGATGAGGGACTCGAACCCTCGTGTTGCGTGCCGCATTACAGGTGCGGTGCTGTCGCCACTGAGCCAATCTAGCAAAAATTTGTCGCCCGAATGATATAACGTCATCGGTTTCCCTGGCAAAGGCGGATGATTTGTTCCTGCAAGTTTGCCACCCTACAGTTTTTGTCATCCTCTAGAGTGCGACAAAACTAAAACTTGTTTCGGTGGTGTCTTCCCTCGGCCCTTGACACTAGGGCTATCAATCATCTGGCCTCTTGTGGGCACCAGCACCGAATTACAATCTTAGGATACCACACTTTATAAATTTGTCAAGTCTTTTTTAGACTTTCTTGTTTTTTGTTTCCACGTTACCCACCAGTCTGTGGTATCATCATCGTGGAGTTTACTATGTAAGCCACATGGAGTCTTTTTCTTATGAAGACCATCGATGAAGTTCAAGGCTTCTTTGCACGACTTAAACGACTTGGCTTCGTCAGTTTCCAATCCAACTCCTAACTTGGAGCCACCAGCGGGAATCAAACCCGCGTTTCTATCGTACCAAGATAGAGGTCTATCACTGACGTATGGTGGCTAATACTGAAATCTTAGTCCATTACTCAAGATACAAGAACCGTCGTCGTCCCAGTAGGCCCCAAGAAAATCAGTGGTTAATACTTGACAGGACTCAATATACAGCCGAATGTACTTTTCAGAATAGTCTTTCATTTGTTTTATATCTTCTTCTGTAGGTTTCGGGTAGGAATTTATCAGTAGGGACTTGTACCCAAAATGATCTGATCGAGACTTTAAGATACGATACTCATTCCATACCTTCTGGAGGCTACTTGGAATTTCAATCGATTTTTTCATTTTGTTCATGATCTGGAGCACCCGACCGGAATCGAACCGATGAATACGAGGATACGAATCTCGTTCTGTACCGTCTGAGACACGGGTGCGGTTTATGAGCATCTTGTTGCCTACTATCCATTTTATGATAAGAAGTAGGCAACATACTACCCATTACACAAAACGTTCTGTCCATTTTCTGGACTAAAATGGCACCGTCGCCTGGATTCGGACCAGGACCAAATGATTCAAAGTCATTTTGCCTACCATTTAGCATACAACGGTAAAATTCAGCCCGCACCTGACCCTAGTAGTTGAGCCATTATTGCGGTCTTGTCGCTTGTACTTCCACTTCGACAGCGATGGCACCCCGCAGCAGATTCGAACTACCATCGGAACATTCAGAATGTTCGGTCCTACCTATTGAACGAACGGGGTATTAAATTGGCTGTGAGGGTGGGGGTCGAACCCACAGTGACTTTCGTCGCGCGGTTAACAGCCGCGTGCCTTCCCATTCGGCGCACCTCACAACAACTTGGTCACCTCGACGGGAATCAAACCCGCGTTCATACCTTGAAAGGGTACTGTCCTATCCCTAGACGACGAGGTGTAAATTCTGCCGGATTAACGGCTCCGGCGGACCTGCGCTAGAACTCGTTATGTTCTAGGATTTTCCGCCATAACGGACGGTTGTCGCTGCTATAGTTGTCGCTGCTCCGCTTGGCTATAGCACTTAAATCCGGGAAGCAGCAGAAACCGGATTTACGACTTCAAAATGGCGGGTCCGAACGGATTCAAACCGTCGTAGTTCTCCTCGACAGGGAGGCGCATTATCACTATGCTACAGACCCATTGGTTGCCAGGGTGGGATTTGAACCCACGATCTCTAACTTATGAGGATAGCGAGATAACCACTTCTCTACCCGGCGTCAAACTAAAATCATTATACCACAAAACTGGTGCACGCAGAAGGACTCGAACCTCCGTAGCCCCGAAGGGCGTCTGCTCTACAGGCAGATGTAATTGCCGCTCTACCATACGTGCGCTAAAATGGAGGAAGGTAGACGAATCGAACGCCCATCCCGAAGGAGCCCCGGTATTCAAAGCCGGTCGCATCACCATCAGCAGTACCTTCCAAACTGGAGGATCGCAACGGAGTTTAACCGTCATCCCGAAGGAGCCTTCGTTTTCGAAACGAATTGACGAACGTCGTCTGTACGATCCTAAATGGCGGAAAGCAGGTTACTTGAAAACCAGTCCTTTCGGACCGCATCGATTTCCAATCGAGCCCTAGACCCTGCTAGGTTTACTTTCCAATATGGCGGAGAACTCCGGAGTCGAACCGGATCAACCCAAAGGTTGTACTGATTAGCAGTCAGTTGCGTTACCGTCCCGCCCGTTCTCCAAACCGAGAGGGGATGGTTTCCCACGCTAGTCTCTCGGATAGGCCAGACTTTCTCCGGCCAAGCTTTAGATGGTGCCCCTCATCGGACTCGAACCGATATGTCCATTTTACGGACAACAGTTTTTGAGACTGCCGCGTCTTCCGTTCCGCCAGAAGGGCTAAACTTGGTGCGGGCGGCGAGAGTCGAACTCGCAATGGTGTTTCCACCTCAAGGGCC